TGTAATGGACGGTGATCATATTCGTTCTCCTTGCCCCGCCTCAGCGGGGCGTCGTTTGGTTACAGGGTGAGGGCGTTTAGTGGGTCGTTGCGGGTGGCCGCATCAGCGGCAATCACCTTGGCGGCAGAGTCGTTGGCGGCTGCGGCTGTGGGATCGTCAGTGCTTACGGCCCAATGTTTTTGGTGCGCCATCAATCACCTCAGCTGCGCCGCGACGACAGCGGCAAGGCAGAGCACGATCAGTGCCTGCACAAAGGGGTTAGACTCGACGCGCTCCCAGAATCGGGACTGGGAGCGGTATCGGTTTAGGTCGAGCATGGGGGCTCCAAGTTGTACTTGCTGGCGAGGGTATCGACCGACTTCGGCGTCGGTCCACGCCTCATCAACTTTGAGGGTGATGACGGTTCCTGGGTTTGCGACTTGGCTCATCGGCTTGGCTTCCTTTCCTTGATCACGGCCTCAGATGCGATCTCAAAGCACCGCTCCAGAAACAGACCTTGGCTCATTCCGCGCCCGCATTTCTCAACGGAGACGCGCAGCTTCTCGGCGGTCTTCGCGCTGACCCGAATGTGGAGTGACTCTAGTTCCGGTTTCGACATGCAAAGTGAGTACCGCAAGAAATGTAGCAAGTCAATACAAAAAATGTATTGACACCGCGTGAGGAGTGGGGCACAAGGGAAGGCGAGGTGATGAGGATGGACCTGACAAAAGTTGGCAAACTTCCAACCATCGAGCAAAGACTAGCCGGAACAGAAAAGGAGCTTGGCTACCTATCAGCGTTCTTGGTCAAGGTGCTGTCAGATGGAGAGCAGCAACCGTCATTACAGGCGCTGGAGAGCCAGTTTACAGAGGGTTTGAAACTGGTCGTGCGTATTCGTGCGCTGCGGGATGCTCAGAACGCGGGGAAGTGACGAATGCGAGAACATCCACTCCTCATGAAAGGTCCGCTTGTGCGGGCCACGCTGGAAGGTCGGAAGACGCAGACGCGGAGGCCAGTCAAGCCGCAGCCGAACCTGACGCCACACATGGAGCCCGTGCGCCCAGAGCCCCGCGATGGCGGGCGCTGGGTGTTTATGACGCACACAGATCGCCCGTCGTATTCTTGGGCGATGGGCGACGTGCTCTGCCCGTTTGGCCGAGCTGGCGACCGGCTGTGGGTGCGGGAGACGTGGACCGCAGCGATGCACGAACCCAAAGGCCCGGCGGATTGTCTCTATCGCGCAGATGACAATCGGGGAGTGGAGGATTTGGCGGAGGCTAAGTGGACGCCATCGATCCACATGCCGCGCTGGGCGTGTCGCTTGGTCCTACCGCTGGTGTCTGTGCGCGTCGAGCGCGTGCAGGACATCACACAGGATGATGCGCGGGCGGAGGGGGTGGAACCAATCAGAGGAAGCTACCGCGATGGATTCCGCGCCGTGTGGCAGGACATCTATGGAACGTGGGACGCGAACCCGTGGGTCTGGGTTGCTCAGTGGGAACGGATCGAGGTGAGCCGATGAGCGAACCAACCTGCGACCGATGCGACAAGCCCATGGCCGAGGAGCACGACTGCGAGGAATGCAGCGAGTCGGACGCCGCCCAAGATCGATTGGGAGGAATGGGAACTCGTCGCATGAGAGTTACAACAGAGGACTTGTACGGCACGCGAGCTGACGCCAGCCCAGAGCAGCGGTCGAATCTGCGGCTTGACGTGGAGGTGCCCAAGGGAACGCGGCTGCTCAGATGCAAAAACCTGGGCGATCGGTGGCGAATCGTCGTTCCGGTCGAGGGCAAGCGCACGTCGCTGATTACGTTTCGCAATCCGCTCGGAGTCACCCGAGGCGAGCGACTGGGACCACGCTACGGCCTGCACGAAAAGGTCAAGCTCAAGCGCTCGATCTGTGGGCTCACCAAAGGCGCACGCGGTGTTGTAGTGGGATATGCTGCCCTCGATAGCTATCACGTCGAGTGTGGTGGTAAGGTGGCGATAGTCGGCGGGGAGTATCTATCAAGCTCAAAGGTGACACGATGCGCCTAGCGTTGCTCCATACAGTCGTGTGGTATGTCGCTCTATTGGCTACGAGCCCAGATGGCGACTGTACCAAATCGGGGGACTGCAAGCAGGGGGAGTATTGCAAAGCGGGGACGTGTGTTCCCAAAAAGGCCAAGTGAGGGAGTAACAACAATGTCATGCGCGTCAACCGCTCGGAAACAGTACATCGCACTGAAAGCATCTGGGGTTTGCGTGAGATGCAAGGTCGAAAAAGCAAGGGAGGGGCGCACGGAATGCGATCAATGCAGCAAAGCGCATAGTGAAAGCAGGAGTCGGAGTTATGCCAAAAACAAGCCGGAAGATCTATGCAACTCATGCCGGAAAAACAAGCCCGCGCCTGGCATGAAGCTGTGCGCGAGCTGTCGGATCTTAGGAGCAGCAGCGGCCCGCAAGCGAGCTGCGAAGGTACATGCGCCCGAGGCGTAGCCGACGGGTAAGACCAAGATACCTGTAAGCCAGCGTAGCGGCGCTTACAGAGCACCCGGTTGCTAGAGAGCTGCCCTCTGGGCTACTAAACAGCACGCCGTTTGTCTAGTTAATAAAATGAGGTCGTCGGATATTGTCGCCACAAAAGAAAGTGTGGTAGTTATCATAAGTGGCAGTGCAGGCGGGTAGGCCCCCAAAACTCAACACGGAGCAGGTAGCAGAGCTACTTACGAAGCTCGCAGCGGGCGCGCATCCGCTCGCTTTGGCGAAGGAGTACGGGGTATCTGACCAGACGATATACCGCCATGCCAGGCTTGCGAAGGAGCGGGCCTGGGATATCGAGAGCGCCGGGCAGGCGAGGGATGGTGGCGAGCCGACTATCCCAACCCGGCCAGCTCCCGCCTTGTCGCATGCCGAGTTTACCAAAGCGCATGCCGAACGCTTGGAGCGCGCTTCAGGAACGGACCCTCTGACGGGGGTGGCGACTACGCTTACTGAGAGTGACAACGCGATTTGTCGGAACGTGACGAAGGATCTATACGCGGCATTCAGGACGGCTGGGAGAGAGAAGGACTACAAAATGCAGAACGAGATCGGAAAAACCATTGCTCAAGTAGTCAGAGCGCGCCACAGAATCGCACCACCGAAGATCAACCGAGGTCCGCTGAAAACGTACACGGTCGAAGCATCGCCGGACGTGTGGCCGGACCCGCCAACGAAGGAAGCAACCAAGTGACCTACCAAGCATCACGGATTCATCCGTCGCACGAACTGGAAAACATCGACAGCGTGGGGCACTGCAAGCTCTGCCTAGAGGCGTGGGTCGGCGAAGTCATGACGCCTGGACTTTTGAGCGCATGCACCATGGTCAAGCCGAAGATCGACCCCATGACGGGCCACCCTGTGGAGTTCATGGAGCGCGAAGGGTTTGGTCAGCAGGTGGTGGATGCCATGAACCGGCAGCCAGCCAGCGGCTTTGCGATTCCCTATATAGAAGTTTCGGCGACAATCGAAAGAACAGCTTATGACGCAAGCAAGGACTGAATATGAACAGCAGACAGAGGCGAAGGCTTCGCAGGTTCAGTGAGCGGGCGGACCAACAGATTACGGGAGCTTTGGAATTGCCCTACGCAGCCCGCTTTGCACCGATACCCTGGCAGGTCGAGCCATGGCGCAGTCAGACGCGCACGCACCTATTCCACGGCGGGGCAGGGTCGGGCAAGTCCATTTTTTGTGCCGAAAAAATCCACGCGCTGATGCAGCGCTACCCGAACTCGACCGGGCTCGTCGTGCGCAAGTTCTTTTCATCGCTGCGCAACTCGGTGATTCCGCTGCTCGACGAGACGGTCATAGGACCGTCGGCGGTCCATGCCATCGCAAACCACCGCTTCGAGTATGGCAACGGTTCGATGCTTTGCTATGCCGGTGTAAGCGACGAGAAACAGCGGGAAGCTTTGAAGTCGATAGGGCGCGGTGATGGCGTTGACTTCCTTTGGATCGAGGAAGCGAACGCTCTCAGCTTCGACGACTACCAAGTGCTGATGACGCGCCTTCGAGGTAAGGCAGCGGGCTGGCGTCAGTGCCTCATGAGCTGCAACCCCGACCACGAAAACCACTGGATTAATCGGCGGATCATCGGGGCGGATTCGCCGGACATCGCGAGCACATGGATCAGCCCGTATGACAACCCGTATGCTGACCGTGACTACCTCGCCACGCTTGAAGCTCTGACCGGGGTACAGCGTGACCGGCTGCTACTCGGCAAGTGGATCAGCGCAGAGGGCATGGTGTGGCCATATGAGCCGGGCGTGCATCTGTGCGACCCGTTTGTCATCCCCGACCACTGGCGACGGATCAAGGTCGTGGACTTCGGCTGGCTCACGACGACTGTGCAGTATCAGGCGCTCGACCCGAGCACTGAGGACGTGCATGTGTACCGGCAGATCTACCGGACGCAGCAGCTTGTCAGCGATCTTGCGCAGATTGCGCTCGACATCGAAAAGTCGCGGGACTCGCGGGCGGTCAGGTATGAGGCAGTAGTTGCGGACCATGACGCGGAGGGCAGGGCGCAACTAGAGCGCGTGTGGAGATGCGCAACGATCCCAGCCCACAAGGCAATCCGCGAGGGCGTGGAAGCGGTCACAGCGCGGTTTGCAGCACGTTCGAGCCGCAGGATCTGGATACACCGGGGGAGCTTGGCTCACGCGCCTGACAGCAACCTGGCTAAAGCGGGTCGACCGACAGAGCTAGTCGACGAGCTGCTCGGCTACCGATTCGACACGTCGACCGCCACGACCGGCGAGGCCAAAAAGGACGGCTACCCGATCAAGGTCAACGACCACGCATGCGACGCCTTGCGCTACGGAATCTGCTATTGGGACGGGGTAAGCAAGGATGGGGCGGCGCGGGCTAACACGCTGGCACTGATGGGCGCTAGCTTGTAGCCTTGACAAAATGTCACGACTCGCGTAGCGCTTTGACCAAATGGCAAGACCTCGCAAAGCCCTAGCCACTCCGACCCCGAACCCCCGTCCTGTCGCTCGTCACGACGGCTGGCAGAACGTACTGACGGGACTCGGGACAAGCCGGGACAAGGGTACCTTCGCCAGCATCACGCCGACGCTGCTATCGCAGCAAGAGTGCGAAGACCTGTGGCGCGGCGACCCGATGGCCGACGTGATCGTGACCGCGCTTGCAAACGACGGGCTGCGCGAAACCCCGACGCTGACCATTGCGTCAATCGAGGACGCTGAGAAGCGGGCCGAAGCCGTGGATCTGATAACCGCTGCGCTGTCTGACCTGGGCGTCAAGGAGGCAGTGCGCAAGGCGCTGCACTACGAGCGGGCATATGGCGGATCGGCGATCTACGTCGGCGCTGTCGATGGCGCTATTGACGCGGCGCAGCCTCTACATGTCGGGAGCATCCGAGCGATCCGCCACCTCACCGTGTTCGAGAGGCGACAACTGATCGCGGTGCAGTACCAGGACAACCCGCTAGAACCTAACTACGGCAAGCCCTGGCTCTACCAAGTCCAGTCATTTTCGGGAGTAGGCACCGGGAAGCATGTGCATGCGTCGCGACTTGTGATCTTCCCAGGCCGCCGCGTCACCGACCGAAACCCCACGGCGAATGACGGATGGGGCGACTCGGTGCTGTCCCTGGTGTGGGACGTGCTGCGGATCTTCAACATGTCCTTTCTCGGCGTCGGCTACACCATGAACGATTTGTCCGTCGCCATCATGAAGATCAAGGGACTCGCGGCCATCGTCGCCGCCAATAGTCCCGAGGCAGTTGCGACCCGCGCACAGGCGATTGAGTTTGGCCGGTCGATCGCCAAGACGATCTTGCTCGACTCCGAGGAAGAGTACGAACGCAAGACGACGAGCTTGGCGGGCGTCCCCGAAGTGCTGGCCGAAGTGTCCAAGCTGCTGTCTGCGGCTGCACAGATGCCGCTCAGTAAGCTATTCGGGCAGTCGGCGACCGGGCTCAATGCGACAGGAGAAGGCGACGCTCGCAATTGGTACGACGCGGTAGCCGCCAATCAAACTGAGCGGGTCAGGCCAGCGTACGAGCGGCTGCTCAAGCTCCTCTTTGCCAGCAAGTCAGGACCGACGCGGGGGATTGAGCCTGCAAACTGGGCGCTCAAGTTCCCGCCGCTGTGGCAGCCGACGGCCAAAGAGCAGGCCGAGACGCGCAAGGTTGTCGCAGAGACGGACCAGATCAATTACGACATGGGCCTGGTCACGTCGGAGGAACTGCGAAGCTCGCGCTTTGGCGGCGAGGAGTACAGCGCCGAGACGGAAGTGGACAGCGCGCCGGACATCTCCGAGTCGCTGGCTCTGTCCTCTGTCACTGCGTCACCTCCGACCGAGTCCGATCAATCAAAAGCGGAGCCTCAAAACGTGGCACTACAGACACGCAGTGTCGAGCTAACACCGACCGACCTAGCGACGATCATCACGGTCAACGAAAAGCGCGCCGAGTTTGGGCTGCCTCCATGGCCCGATGGTAACGTGTCGATTGCCGAGTACCAGGCACGCAACTCGTCAGTGATTGCCAAGGCTCAAGAGGCTACGAATGGCGCAGCGCCGACTACCTAGGGCCGCGAGACCTGACCGAATCGCGGCGGAGTACCGGGCTGCGCTTGGCCCGGCTGTGCGCGTGCTGCTTGACCTGCTTGCGGAGCTCGTGAGCAACCTTGAACGCGAGTGGCCGCAGCCTGAGCCGGTGCGCACGGACAACGATCGCGACGTGGCGCGAGCGGTCAAGCGGACGGCTGACAAGCTGGCACGGGCCATCAAAGCCGAGTCCATCATCCCTATCGCGGCCAAGTACGGCGCGACGACTTCGGACTTTCAACGGGCGCAGCTAGCCAAGCAGGCGCGGGCCGCTGTCTCAATCGACGTGCGCAAGCTTTCGGGCTTGGATCGCAAGGTACCAGAGCAGATCACCAAGTTCGCCGAGACAAACGCGAAGCTGGTTGTCGGACTCGGGCAGCGTCTGGCGGACGACATCGCCGAGATCGTCGAGGAGGGCGTGGTAACTGGCTCGCGCTGGGAGACAATCGCTAGCAGGCTGGCAAGGGCTGGCCAAGTCACCGAGAGCCGTGCTGCGCTCATTGCTCGCGATCAGGTGGGCAAGCTGTTCGGGGACATCAACAAGCAGCGGCAGACGAATCTAGGCGTGACGCGCTACGTGTGGCGCGACGTGGGCGACAACCGAGTGCGCGAAGAGCATGAAGCACGCAACGGTGATAGCTTCGAATGGTCGTCACCGCCGGATGGTGGCCACCCAGGCGAAGAGGTCAATTGCCGCTGCTACGCGGACCCGGATTTCTCGGATCTGCTGGGCTGACAAAAAGTCACAGCGACATCTTGACATCTTGGCAAACGTCTTGCCAAAGTGTCACTCATGTCAGCCTTCGTGCCAATTGGTCACACGGTTACGATTCCGGCGGTCAACACTGAGCCGACGATGGCAGGTGGCGCTGTCGTCACCCTGACCGACGCTGGAAACGTCTTGGAGCTTGAGGGCGAGACGGACGGCAGCGGAACCAATAAGGTCTACGTGCTGCGCAAGCGGACGCTCGACGACGGCACGTTTCGGTATGTGCCTTTTGCACCCGACAAGCCGATCGTTGGCGAGTTGACAGGAGCCGGAATCTACCGCTTTTGGGACCGCTTGATCCTGGGAGAGGTGGCACCGGGTGAGAAGGTCTGCCTCTACAACCCGGCCGGTGGGCCAGTCCTGAGCAACTGCAATGTGCGACTGGTGAGGGCCTAAATGGGCGACCGACTGCCACAAGAGCGAACTCCAAAGCAGGTGACCCAGACGGCATCTACAGTGCCGACACCGGGGCTTGTCGGCCCGTGGTCGCCTGTTCCTTCCGATGTGGAGGAAGCGCTAAACCAACTCATTCTTGTACCGCAGCCAGTGCTACTAGGCCAGTTGGGGCCAGACATTATCGGCGGTGGCTTTGGGTCGGCGAACTGGGTCAATGGTGCTTTTGTCGGCACGTATACTGCTGGGTTCGGATCAGCTCTGGGAAGCGCGGTCTTGTGTGGTGGATACGTTGCACAGACGGACGAGGTGATTGAGCAGATCACGGTCAGCTCGTGGACCGGACCATCGGCAGCAAGCACGATCCACATACATGTGCAACCGGCTGGCGGTGCATTCGCAGACACGCTGCAAACCATCACCATTGGTCTAGGCGCTACCGAAACGTATTACACGAAGCCGCTTGTGCTCAACCAGGGCGACAAGGTGGCGTTTGAGCTTGATGTTGCGGACCCGGTTTGGTCGGTGTTCGCCTCTGGCATATCGCTTTACGGACTACGGAGAGCAGCATGATCGCGCGACGACTTACCGCACAAATCATGGTCAAGCCCGATGCCACGGTGATGGCGTCGGTATCGGCTGGCCAACCTGTGAGCATCACGAACCTACCCACCGGCGGGCAGGACTTCACGGTCAAGGTATGCGCTGACGGTGCGCGCCCGGATATGGTCGTGACGCAGGCAATTGACTACGGCGGGACGAACATCGGGCAGGCAGTGCCTCGCAATTCGCCCGCTCTGCTTGTGCTGCTTGGCGGGGCGGTAGTTGCTGGCGACCTGCTCAAAGTCAGCAGCGGGAAGCTAATCAAGTGCGGAGTCGGCGATCAGGGGTGGCTGCGCGCTCTGCAAGCGGGAGCAGCGAACGACCTGGTCAATGCCGAGGCAGCGGACAAGGTGGCCTAGTGGGAGTGCTGCGGTACGACCAAGCCAGCCCTCTAAGCAAGCCCGTGCGGCTGCCAAATGGGTTCGTGCGCGCCGAAGGTTACTTGACCCGCTCGGGCATCTTTGTCTATCGCGACGCTCAAGGTAAGACGGTGCGCGAACTTCGGCCCCCTGAAGAGGTCATGCACGCGGACTCGCTCGCAAGCTTCGGGATGATGCCGGTGACGAATGAGCATCCAAGCGAGCTACTAACGGCAGACAACGCCAAGCAGTACGCGGTCGGGTCGGTGTCAGAGTCGGTGGTACCTGAGGGCGACAAGGTGCGCGCTGTGCTGATGATCACGGACGCCTCTGCGATTGAGGCGCTTGACGCTGGCAAGTCCGAACTGTCGTGCGGCTACACCGCTGACGTAATGCAAGAGGCGGGTGTGTGGCAGGGGCAGCCATACGACGCGATTCAACGAAACATCCGGGGCAACCATGTAGCCCTGGTAGACGCAGGCCGGGCAGGTCCGGCTTGTGCCATACGAATGGACGCCGCCGGGGCGGCACAGGAGATCCCGATGGAAAATGTGATAATGGAACTCGGCGGCGCTCAGTATAGCGTCCCCGCCGACTTGGCCGCAGAACTGGTCAAGATGCTTGAAGGTAAGGGGCTCAAGCCTGTCATGGGCGATGCCAAGCCCGAGCCTGCGGCTCAGGCAGCGAGCGCCGAGATGGCAGCGGTCAAAGCCGATGCACAGCGCAAGCTTGACGCACTACAGGCGCGGCTTGACGGGCTACAAAGCGAAGCTTCGGCCAAGGCGCTGCGCGATAAGATTGCCAGCGAGATCCGCGAGGACATCGCCGTAACCGAGACTGCCAAGCGCTTTGATGCTCAGGTATCGGAGTCAGACAGCACCGAGGTCAAGCGGCGGAAGATCATCGCCAAGATCGATCCATCGATCAAGCTCGACGGCAAGAGTCCCGAGTATGTGGGCGGTCTGCTTGACGCGCTTGTATTGGCCCGTGGCGAGCAGATTGCCGCATCGCCCCGCGCTGGGTTCCGAGCCGACTCTCAGGACAACGACGACCCGGCAGCCGCAGCCCGAGACAAGATGGTTGCTCATTTCGACGGGAAAAAGGTGTAACCCATGCCCCAGACTGATTACTCGACCACGCGACCTGTCGCCATCGAAGGCGGACTTGTCGACATCGCAGACAACACCATTGAAAGCCGGGTCAGCACTGACCCTGCTGACATTCCCTTTGGAAAGCCGGTCAAGGCAGAGACGGTCGCGAGTGGAGTTGACAAAGCTTGTCTGCTTGCCGTCGCCTCGACTGACACCGTCATGGGGCTGACCGTCTACAGCAACTCCTACGCCAAGGAAGAATTCGGGACGACGGGCTTAAAGGCCGGTTCGATGATTTCCGTGCTGCGCCAAGGCCGCATGTGGGTGAAGGCGGGCGTCACCGTTGCCGATGGTCAGCGCGCCTACTACCAGACCTCGACCAAGAAATGGGTGGTCGCAGCCGTTGCGCTCGACACGATCGACATGACCGGCCAGGCGGTATTCCGCTCGTCAGGCGTGCTCGACCAGCTCGTGCAGCTTGAAGTGGACATGGTCAACAAGCCGTAGTCAGAGGACAACATGAAGACCGAAGACAAGTACAAGAATTTCTTGCTGAGCACCGGAGCGTACCGGGCGGACGCGCTTGAAACCGTGTTTATCGCACGGGAACTCGTCTCTGTGGAAACGGCGGTGTATGAGAAGCGATACCCCGAGTTCAAGGGGCGTTCGCTCGTACCAAAGAAGTCGCTTCCCGAGGGTGCGACGTTTGCCAGCTACTCCGAGCAGGACGAATACGGCAGCGCCAAGATCATCAGCAGCGGAGCGGACGATCTCCCGCGTGCTGAAGTGAGCCGCACTGAAACCTTGGTGCAGATCTACACCGTGGGCGATGCGTACGCCTACACCACGATGGAACTAAAGAAGGCTGCATTCGCCCGGCAGTCTCTTGACGCGGCCAAGGCCATGGCAGCTCGGCGCATCATGGAGCAAAAGATCGATCTGCTGATCCAGACCGGCGACGCAGCCTATGGCATGAAGGGTTTGCTCAACCAGAGCGGTACGAATACCTACGTGGTCCCGAACGGTGGCCTCGGTTCTCCTCTGTGGACAAGACCAGCGACGAGATATTGACCGATCTCAACGCCATGGCCAACGCTCCCAGCAATGCGACGAACGGCATTGAGTACCCGGATACCATGGTACTCCCGATCGCGCAGTACGACCTAATCAGCCAGAAGCCGCGCAGCTCGACCAGCGATACCACGGTCAAAGAGTTCTTCCTGGGTAACAGCCCGTACATCAAGGAGATCATCCCCTGGTGGCCGTGCAAGACCGCTGGAGCGGCTGGCGTGACTCGCGCTGTGACCTATCGCAAGGATCTTGAGGCGCTTTGGTACTACATGCCGCAAGAGTTTCAGGCGATGGCTCCGCAACTGCGCAACCTGGAATACCTGATCCCATGCACCTGTGACTTTGGCGGCGTCCATGTTCGGCTGCCTAAGTCTGTCACCTACGCGGATGGGATCTAGCCATGGCCAAAGTCATCAACCGATCCAAGGAAACGATCCACGTCGGCGGTCATGTGCTCGGAACAGGCGAGCATGAGATTGCGGACATCGACGCGCTGATCAAGCAACATCCCGGACTCGATAAGCTCGTCGAAGTAGTCAAGCCCGTCGAGCCGGAGACCGAAGCAAAGCCCGCAAAGAAGGAAAAGTAAGCCGTGATCACCTGGGCTGATGTCGTCAACTGCGAACCGCAGGCATCGGGAGTTCCACTGGCATCGCAAACCGCGATTCTGGCGGACGCTCCGATCGAGCTGAATGCGGATGCGTGGGCGTCGAAGATCAACCTGGCGTGGACCTTTTACTGTGCACATCGGGCGCTGCTGTACCTGCAAGGCGTGTCAGGGGCGAGCGGCCAGGTCGAATCCGAGAAGGTGGGCGATGTGGAGCGCAAGTACGCGATTACACAGAACACCACCGGAACAGGATGGAACGAAACCAAGTGGGGGCGCGAGCTTTTGCGACTTCGCGAGGGGACTTTAAATTGCCGTCTGCCTCTGCTGTGAACCATGGGAAAAGTAACCGACAAGGATAAGGGATGGCGTCGACTGCAAGAGCTCGCAAAAAGCCTTGCTGCTGATGACGTGCATGTCCGCGTGGGTGTGCTTGACGATGGCCGAGCAGGTAGCGAAGTCCGCGAGGACGGCATCACGACGGGTCAGCTTGCCGTTGCGATGGAGTTCGGGACTCCGGCGCGTTCGTGGGTCGGTCTGACCTTCGACAAGGCGCGCTCTGAAGTTCAGTCCGATATGCAGCGGTTGCTCGGTCACATTGTCGACGGTAAGATCACGGTAGACAAGGCGCTCAACGTGCTCGGTGCGAAATACTCGGCAGAAGTCAAGAACACCGTGACCCAAGGTGAGCAGATCCAACCGCCGAACGCACCGAGCACGCTTGCGCGCAAGCAGGGCAAGACGCACAACCGGCGCAACAGTAAGGGTCAGTTCGTGAAGGGCTACGGAGCAGCGCTCAGGTATGGCGTCCGCACCCTCATTGACACTGGCCGCATGGTTGGCGCGGTGACATGGGCAACGTTCGGGAGTGGCAGATGAGCTACGCTGACTCCATAACGAGCCTCGCGAACGCTACTTTGACCGCGACCCGGCGGCAAGAGGTGGCACCCGTCAATGGCAGGGCGCAAGCTCCGACCACTACCACGCTCTCTATCCGTGCCAGCGCGCAGCCAACGTCAGGCCGAGACTTACAGCGGCTTGGCGACGGTCGTACCAGTGCAGACCTATGGACCGTCTACACGACGACGCGGCTTTACATAGGGTCAACCGAAGCGGGGACAGAGGGCGGCTACCTGCCCGACCTGATCACGATCGGCGACAAGCAGCATGAGGTCGAGCACTTGGAACATTGGGAAGCGTTCGGAGCGCAGCACTACAAGGCCATCTGTCGGGCGGTGGTGTCGTAATGGACTGGACAGCCATTGAGGACGCGCTGCACGCTTGGGTAGTAGATTCCACTGGATATCCTGCGAATCGCGTGCTGTGGCGCGATCAGAACGCAAACGCGAAGGTTGCCGACCATATCACGCTTCACTTGTCGGGCCCGATTGTGCTCGGAACCGATGAAGTCAAAAGCACCACGGATCTTTTGCAGCCACCGGGGCAAGAGGTGACGCTCTCTGTTCGCGGAGATCGGGAGTGGTCTTTGCAGGTCGAGTGCTTTACCGGCCAGGTCACAACGTCGAGTGATGCCAAAAGCATCCTGTCTGCGCTTCAGACAGTGGGACAGTTACCGTCAAAACTGGCGATTCTGGACGCACAGGGGATCACGCTGTTTGACCTGGGAAACATCCAATACACCCCGGACATCAACGAAGTGGGATACCAGGGGCGGGCGCTTGTGCTCATGCGCCTATACAGTCGCGACGCAGCCAGCGAAAAGACGGGCTACATCGCAGAGGTCGAAATCACTGACACAGTCGCGGCGGAAACGTACATCGCGCCGTAAAGAGGGACCATGCCGTTATCAGATATTGCCAACGTACAGATCAGCCTTCAGACCGGCGGGCTCACCCAGCAAGGGTTCGGGACGGCGATGATTCTTGGCTACCCCACCGGGTGGACCGAGCGGAGCCGCACCTATTCCAGCATTACCGGGGTCGCGGCAGACTTTGGGGCAAGCACGCCAGAGTACAAGGCTGCGAATGCGTACTTTGGGCAGAGTCCACGACCTGAGCAGCTTGTGATCGGTCGCGGAACTCTCAAGCCGACCATGATTTTCAAGCTGACCGTTGCATCCGTGAACAACTCTCAGAAGTATAGCGTGGTCCTCAACGGGACGCAGTACGACGTGACCAGTGATGCGACGGCAACCAATGACGAGATCATCACTCTTTTGCAAGCCGCTCTCGCTGCTCCTGCGACGGCGGCTGGTTTTACGGCAGCTATCACGGGCACTGCTCCCAACACCGCACTGACGGTCACGGGTAACACGGCTGGCAATTGGTGCAGCTTCTACCCGACAGATCCGGCTCTGCTCACTCTGCTACAGACCACGCTCAACCCCGGAATCGCGACTGACCTTGACGCTATCGTGGTCGAGAATAACGACTGGTACGCGCTGATAACGCTCTACAACTCCAGTGCATGCGTCACTGCGGCGGCGGCATGGACCGAGAGTAAAGACAAGATCTACGGTGCGCAAGTGACCGACTCGGAATGCGCGACCGTTGCCGCTGGAATCGCGACCGACATCAGCAAGGCATTACAGACCGCTGCGTACTTTCGCACGTTGGATGTCTACCACCCGGACAACGGACAGTTTATCGACGCTGCGATGTTTGGGCGCTTGCTTCCGTACACCCCAGGTTCGGAGACGTGGCGCGGCAAGACGTTGGCCGGAATCTCGGCAATGGGCACGGTGCCGCCGTTCAAGCTGACGGAGACGTGGCGGCAGAACCTGATTGCGAAGAATGCGGGCTACTACTACACGATCGCGGGCCGCAACATCACCGCAGAGGGCAAGGTCGCAGCGGGCGAGTGGATCGACACCATCCGAGGTCGGGACCGGCTCAAGTATCGGATTCAGGAGGCGGTGGCGCTGGTCGTGATGAACGCCGACAAGGTGCCGTACACTGACGCAGGAATCGGCAAGATCGACAACGCCATTCGGGGCTGTCTGCGGCTCTCTGTGACGGATGGAT